AATAGCACTATTAAAAACTGTAGGTGCATTTGTTTCATCAACAACAATAATCTTATCATTGCCATCAAAGTTAAATCTTTCAAACCTATACTTTACTGCATCTGTTCTGCCCGTATCTCTTTCTGTCCAGTTCTCTGAGATAATAGTATTGAGTGTATGGGTTGCTGCAGTAGTGCTAGAAGTTGCACGTGTTACCCCTGTAAAGGTAGTGCTTGTAACTCCTGTGTAGGTAAATATCTCTGAGGATATTTGTAGTGTACCACTAGAAGAAAACCCTGTAGTGCTATCTACTGTAATAGTACCAGAGCCTGTCATACCTGTAGCTGCTAGTATCTTTGCAAACAACTCCGTAGAAGCAGCACTGAATATCTTTTCACCTCTGGCTGCTACTACTTTGTTTGCAAAGTTAGCTACCATTAATACTTTTTCAGAGCTGGTTGATGTAAAAGGAACTACGTGATTTATAAATTTACTGTAACCATCTATTCTTCTGTAGCCACCCTCAATGTCTGGCTCAAAGTTTTCTAGCTCTAATGCCTCTCCCGGTTGCATAAGAAAAGTAGAACGGTTTAAAACTAAACCTCCCTCACAGTTAAATGCTACTGGTTGTACTTGAGAATTATCAGGCATTAAAACAATATCCCTACATTGAACCCTTTAGGTCTATGTATTACAGTAGAACGGACATACTCAAACTTATTAATAAGCAAGCTTTGCATGTTTTTAATGCCCTGCTCAAACCGTTGAAAGTTTAATTGATATTGGGCTGTCTCGCCTCTATATTGATAAACAAAGGCTGCTGCACCGTCTGCAATAATAGGCTTAAACCTGTCAGGAATAGTGGTAGTATCGCCATGTGCAGAAAGATCATCAGGGAATGTAAAGAAGTCAAACGCTAAAGTATACTCTTTGTCAGGGAAAGGGTATAGTAAGTAATTATTATCTAGTGTGCGTACAATGAACTGAGGTACACCTCCATTGGTAAACTGTGTAACAGTTACGCCGCTACTGTGAGTTGCTGCAGTGGTGCTGTTAGCGCCTCTGGTGCAGCCTGTGAGGTCGTTGCCTGATATTGCTGTATAGCTAACTTGCTCACCACCAATGTATACAGTACCTGTCGCTGAGAAGTCTGTAGAGGAAGTAAGCGTAAGTGTAGTTACAGAGCTTGAATGAGAGCCATTTAGTGTTGTAGTTATAACATCATCTTCTTGATTAACAAACTCTTTACTGATGTATTCGTTGTAATCAAGGTTAGCTAAGTTGCTACCAGCGGCATTAAGCGTGGTGCTTCTTTTAATTCTTGCTGTATTGTAATCTACGTGTTTGGCGCTGGCTGGTAGGCTATACCTTGATACGCCGGGAACTAGAGTAGAAGCATTAGTGGCATGGTTAAAAGGATACGTAAACTCTTTTTGATTAATGTAACGTATAGACTCATTAACAGCATTCTTACATTGGGTCTGCACACCTCTGGAATCTGCAAAGTTAGCAGAAGTAAGCACTACTTCATTCATACGAGTAATAACATCATTAGTCAATGTAAGAAATGTAAGAGCCATTATGCTTCCTTAAGATGTGACAAAGGGGCCAGCGTATAGCCAGCCCCTAAGTGTACTTTAAGTTATGCCAACAGATCACGTGAAGCTACAGCAGCCTCAGTGTGAGCAGCCGAAATATCTGCAATCACTGCATAGACACGTAAGCGTCCAGTAGCAGCAGCAGCACCAGCGACAACAACATCAATGGTATCTGAAGCAGCTACACCAGCTAGTTGTGAAGCATGGAAGTCTGCATTAGGTGTAGAAGCTGCACCAGTACCAACAGTATTAGTATACCCATTAGTACCTGCTGCAAGGTATGTACCAGCAGCAGCATCAAGCGCAGCACCATCAATGATGTCATCTCCACCAGCATAGTCAATATTACAAGTACAACTTGCAGTAAAGGACTTCATGATTTCCGCACCAGCAGTCAGGACTACTGACTCCGAAGGGATTTCAAGCAGTTGGAAAATGTCACCATTAGCAATGGTAGCACCTGCAGCAATCATAGCATCAATATCTAAAATTGCTTCAACAGTCCGTACAACGTTACCAACTACTGTTGGAACAGCAAGAACGTTTGCTCCAACACCAGCAGTATCAACGGAAGTCATATCAAAAGTAGCCATAGTTTATATCCTCCCTTACGCTGCGTTATAACGGGCAGTGACGATTGCTTCTGGACGAAGAATCTTCCTACCGTATAGATGCATACCACGAACAATGTCAGCAAAGCTGTCAGGGTCACGATATGTTTCTGTCTTATTGATTTGCTCCGCAGTAGCTACAGAGGAATCGTGTCCCGCCATAATTACTCCGAGGTTAGTCAGTTGGTTTGCGGTTCCTGCAGTTCCCGGTCCAGTGCCTAGTGCTGGCAGATTGGACGAAGAGTATACACGAAAGCCATGAAAGTTGCTTACGGTTAGACCGTTACGCAGTCCACCCGAATCACCGAAGTCTGCATTCATGAAGCGTGAATCTTCATCAGCAAGAATTTCCATGAATACTGGATCAACTACCAGCCAGCGACCTTGTGAGTCAACTTGCTGTTGGTCAAGCAAACGCTTCATACGAGCAATAATCATTGCAGGAGAAACAGTTGCAGTTGGCAACGAAGTAGCACCCGGCATACGTGCAGTCACAGGAATTGAGTGAGTGCCAGCAGAGGTAGTAGTAATGTTACCAAAGTCACCCTTATGCAGTTGCATAGAGGAAAGCAGTTCATTAGAACCTGCAGTTGCAACAGCCTTAGAGCCATTAACTGTAGTGTTAAGTGTGTCAGCTTTGCTATGCAAAGAGGACTGCTTATAGCCAGCCATGTAGCCAAGGACTTCTTGGTCATGGTTATCTGCCAAACGATATGCTGCACGGTTAGATGCAAGGTCCATGAAGTTCACATGTGAGTGTGCTTCTTCAATATCGTCCATCTTGAAAGCAAAGTAATTCGCTTTGTCAATGACTAATGAGAAATCGGCGTCCTCTAAATCCTGCGCTGTGACATTTGTGCCACGTGCATATTCAGATACTGAAATCTCAGGTTCTTTAATGATCTTGACTGTATCGCCTTGACCAGAAATTTCCCCCATGTAATCGGAGTTAGTGATGTCACCAACAACAGTTGACTTGCGGAACGCAAGCTGTACCTGTTTGCTGTAAATGACTGGGCTGAAATTACCATTAGGTAGATTTCCATAACCCGTAGCTGTCGTAAATGCCATTGTAATATCCTTTGCATTAAGACACAGATACAAACTTAAATGTAATTATTGAGGCTAATTCTTTTGGGTAACATCCTATAGAAAGTCGGCCAACCTTCTACACAACGGGCCAGAGACATTAGGTAGTCGCTAGAACTATTCATGTTTGTGAGAGAAGTTTAACGCAGGTAGTCCTAAAGTATGGGGGCTGCGTTAAACCTATTGTATATAGTTATATTCTTTAAACTTGTATTGTCAAGTCTTTTTATCGTGCGCTACCAGAAATATCGTAAATAAAGTTACCAGTTCTAATAGCTTCCATGATTTCGTCTTGTTGTTTCTCATACTCTTTGCTAGTCATCTTGTTTACACGTGACTCAGACATCTTGTTATTGTTAGATGTAGCGTCAGGTTGACTACGACTGTTACGAGTATTCACTGACTTAGCAGCATCCTTACTGCTAGGCTTCTTAGTTTTAATGCCCATGTCTGCTTTGTACAAATCAATAGCACGTGCGGCAGACCTTGCATCATTGTCGTTCTCATACAAGGCATCCTGAACCCACTTAGGTTGTTCTTCTGCCCAGTTATGAAATTCATCACTATCACGTATCTCACCGAAGTCAGGGTGAGCTTTAAGTAACTCTACCTCTGCACGATCACGTGTTGCGGATTCCCGCATAGCGTCAATCTCTTTTACTTTATCCTGTAGTCCTGCCTGTTGCTCACGTGCTTTCTTAATAGCAATAGTTTCAACAATAGCAGCTACGTCTGGATACTGACTTGCCCATGCATCAATGTCTTCATCTGATTTAGGTAGCTGCATTTCCTGTGCAGTACTCTGTTTAAGCTGAGACTCAAGGGCGTTAATACGATTTTCTAAATCTTCTTTAGCTTTCTGTGATCCTCTACGTAGATCAGCATAGCGTTTCTTATAACTTTTTTCTTCTGCATTCTCAGGCTCTACATCTTCTTTTGCTTGAGCATCTGCTTCTTTTTCTGCGCCTTCACGTTCTTCTAACATCTGGCGTAGTTCTTCTTCGTCTTCTTGTACTCGTTCACGTACTCGACTCTTACGCATCATCATTGACTTAGGTTGTTCTTGTGTTACTACTAGTTCGTTTTCCATTATAGTTCCTTTTTACTGGGGCCACCGTAGCCTGTGTTGTAGGGGGGTGAGTAGCCAGTTCTAATTAGCCGTTTAACGTGCGGCTAGACCACGCCTTGTTGGTGCTTCTGCTGTGGCAAACTGCCCTAGCATACGATCAAACTCTGGACCGAAAACTTTACCAATTATTTCCCTCAAGGGGCTATTCATTACTTCACGAATTTTAATCTTGTCTTCTTCTTCAAGAGCTTCAAAGTTAGTCCATACTTCTAAGAAATCTATTTCCATTATGTTTTTCCATTTGATGTAGTTATCAAACCAACAAAGTAACAGATAGGTTCTAGTATACTTCTATATACCATTCCTAGTGCATCTCGTTTGTTACCTTTTGATTGGAGATATATGTCTGTTGTTCTGTGTCTAGCAATGTGTTCTAAACAATTTCTTACAAACTTATTATTCTTTTTATACCCTATGTTTATTAAAGGAAGGAATATCCTATGATAACCTACTTGATGCTCCTTTGTCAAGTTGTTTTTTGAATGAGTTAGCCATATTTTATTTCTAAAAGAACCAAAGCCATATGCATCATTCATAGCACTACAAACAATCTTACTAGAACTGCCATCTCCACCGCCACGATCTTGCTCTTGTTTTGCAGATTCACCGGGGCCACCACCATCAAACATGTCGGCAAAGCTAGTAAAGCCACCAGTATTGCCGGGAGGATCAGCAGGTTTAGATGGAGGATTATTATCTTTATCTTTTTTGTTGTACCTTACACCATTTTTAGTTTCTTGTTTGGCTGTAGCTTTAGCTGGTTTAGAAGGTTGGTTTCTAGTCTTATCAGGCACTACTCCTGCACCTGTGTAGTCACCACCAATTTCTCCTTTGCTATTAACAACAGATGTTCTACCAAATGTATCTTTAACAAACCTCTGTCCTTCAGCATCCCTAAAGACAGTCTTACCACCAGCACCTCCCAGTGCATTTCCAAGGCTGGGGTTTATATCCCTAAGTTTAAGAACCTTAC